CCATCCACCATCCCCCATCGAGAGGCATAACAGATGAACCAAGAACGCGAGGACGAGGGCCGCACCGACTACGGGCCTGCGGAGGCGCACTGGAGCAGCTTCGAGCTGATCGCCCTCATGGCGACGCTGCTGTTCATGTTCGCCTGCACGGTGACGGGCTTCGTGGTGATCCTGCGCGGGCTGTGGCGGATCCTGCCATGACCCCGTGACGTCACGCGTAACATCGTTACGTCACGCGTGACAGTTCCAGTGTGCTACGGCGGGAGCGATCGCACCATGTATCTCCCTCGCCAAACTCTCAAGCTTGCAATCGCGCCGAACCTCGCTTACTGTTCCGACACGCTGGTAGGAAGTTCTCAAAGTTCGGTAGTCAAAGAACTACCTAGACAGCGGAAAAAGCCGAAAGTTCAAAGTATTTTCAAAGTTTCTGAGACAGCGCCTAGCGCAGTGCAACAATAGCGCACCCTCGGGGCTTCAAATCCACTCAGCCCGCCGAGAGACAGCGCCCAGCCGGCGGGGACAGTGCCGCCAATAAGCGCCGGCTCTTTTGACTGCATCAACGCCCTGACGGTGGGAAGTGTCAAAGATGTTGGACACACGCTTGCGCCGGTGTGGTTGACTATTCGCCTATTAGACCGGCCTAATGAGCGGCTTCAATAGACCGGCCTATTAAACGGATAACGCCGCCGTTAGCCGATCCATATCCCGCAGACCTGGCATCCAGGTGCATTCGAGCTCGCCGAGCGGCGCGGGGCCGGTAAGGGCGCTCGCATGCTTACGGGCTCGATGTGGGTTTATCGTGAGCAATCAATGGCTTAGCCTCGACGTCGCCGAGCGATTTAACATAATAGCGATTATGCGTAGTTCGGCCGATCCTGATTCTAGGCGCCTGGGCGCAAGGAATTCCTTGGGTCCGCGGCCGTCCGTGACGGTGACCCCAACCTTTCCGTCCCCAAATTTTTTTCTCGCCGGGTTATTCGGGAACGCTTTACTCGCCGGTTATTTCGCGCCATAGTGTTTACGATGATGCCAATCACGATGCCGCCAATGCGCCTGCTCGATGAGAAGCTGCCCGCCCATCAGCGCAGGGCGATGGCGAACCCGCGCCTCGCGGCGGTTAGGGCGGCGATCTTCGATCTGCTGTTGAAGCTCGAGGTCGGCGGCGGGGCTGCCGAGGTCGCGAGGGACGCGGCGACGTTGCGCGTGTACTTTTTTTTGTTTGCCTTGCACTATGGCAAGGATCGCAAGTTCACCGCCCGTGCGACGGCGCAGGGCACCACCAAAATCTGGAGAGTGAGATGACTGAGCGCGAGTTGTACTTGGGCGACGTGCTGGCGAGCTTTCAGAACGGCGTGCAGATGGACTTGCGGGTGAAGCTCGCGATCGAGTTTTTGAAGGGCGGCAGCTTCCTGGATGCGAGGACCGCGTTGGGCGCCGCGACCGACTTGGTGAGCGAGGCCGAGCGCTTAGGGCTGATGAAGCCCTTGCCCGAGGACGACGAGCTGCCCGCGGCCGCGCGGCGGCATATTCGCCGCCAGGTCAGAGCGCAGGTGTACGGCCAGATCGCCGCGCAGAAGATCGGACCCGAGGAGCAGCCGAAGATCGCTGCCAGCAACGGGTTTCTGCCCGCGGTGCAGTGAAAGTGGTGACTTTCGCTGTCGGTTACCTGCTGCTCGCCGTGTGGCTGGCGGCATTGCTCGGCTTTGGCTTGGGGTGGTTCCTCGCCGTGACGCTCTACGGTGGCGCCGATGTCGAAGATGAGCGGGAGCGGGAGTTTCTGCTTAGGCGCCGTGAGCACGGCGCGCCGCACGATGAACATGCAGCGGCGCGTCGTCAGCTCGGCTAACTTGGGCAGCGTCGGCTGGCAGGCTGACGAGAATCAGGACGGCTTCGGCACGCTCGAGGTCGAGTTTCGCTCGGGTCACATCTACCGCTACCCGTCGGTTCCCGAGGCGCTCTACCAGGCGCTTCTCGGCGCCGCGTCCGTGGGCAAGTATTTCAACCTGCACGTCAAGGATCAGTTCGACGAGGAGCGCATCGCATGATCGGCTCATGAGCACGCTGTTCGACCCCGCGCGCTTCGAGCGCTTCTGCTCGCGCCTGCGCATCGACACCAAGGAACTCGGGCGCGTGGCGCTCAAGTTCTTGGGCAGCCAACGCTACTTGGTCGAGCAAATCGCCGATGGCCTCGCGAATGGCTGCCACACGTTCATCGTCTTGAAGGGCCGGCAGATGGGCATCAGCTCGGTGATGCTCGCGCTCGATTTGTACTGGATGTTCAAGAACCCCGGCCTGCAGGGCTCCATCGTCACCGACACCGACGACAACCGCGAGGTGTTCAGGAGCTACATCGAGCAGTACCGCCTCTCGCTGCCCGAGAATCTGCGCGCGCCGATCGAGCGCCACAACCGCACGCAGCTCGTGCTCGAGAACGGCTCGCGCCTGGTGTACATGGTCGCCGGTTCGAAAAAGAAAGGCGATCTGGGGCGCGCCAAGAGCGTGAACTATCTGCACGCGACCGAGTGCTCATCGTGGGGCGACGAGGAGGGCTTCGGCAGCTTGATGAACACGCTCGCCCAGCAGAACCCATCGCGCCTCTACGTGTTCGAGTCGACGGCGCGCGGCTACAACATGTTCTACCAGACCTGGGAGGTCGCCAAGGCGAGTAAGACGCAGCGCGCTATTTTCATCGGCTGGTGGCGCAATGAACTCTACACCTGGGCGCGCGGCTCGGTGGAGTTTCAGACTTACTGGGACGGCTCCCCGACTTCGGATGAGCGCGTGTGGATTGGCGAGATCTGGGAGCGCTACCAGGTCGAGATCAGCGCGGAGCAATTGGCGTGGTGGCGCTGGTACGTCGCCGAGCAGATGAAGGGCGATGAGATGGCGGCCTATCAGGAAGCCCCGCCCACCGAGGAGTATGCGTTTCAATTGTCCGGCTCGAAGTTCTTCTCGGCGGAAAGGACCAACATCGCGCACAGCCGCGCGATGAAGCAGCCGTGCGTTTACTTCCGTTATGAGTTTGGCCTCAATTTCGAGGACACCCGCTTTCTCGAAGCCAACGAGGAAACCGCCGAGGTCACGATCTTTGAAACCCCGCTGCCCGGCAAGGGGATCTACGTATTGGGGGCCGATCCCGCCTATGGGTCATCGGAATGGGCGGATGAGTTCGCGGCGAGCTTGCTGCGCTGCTACGCCGATAAGGTGGTGCAGGTGCTCGAGGTGGGATCGACCAGTTGGACTGAGGCGCAGTTCGCCTGGGTGATCGCGCATCTTTGCGGCTGGTACGGGGAGTGCATGCTGAATCTTGAGATGCAAGGCCCAGGCGGCACGGTGTATAACGAACTTTTGAACCTGCGCCGCCAGGCGGCGACCATTCCGCAGAGCGACCCCAGGGCCGGCGCCTACGATGTGATCGGGCGCATCCGCGATTACCTGTTCAAGCGCCAGGACACGCTGCACGGCAATTTCGCCTACCAGTGGCAGACGAATCCGAAAGAAAAAATCAGGATGATGTCGACGCTGCGCTCGTATTTCGAGCGCGACATGATCGATATCAACAGTCCCGCCTGCTTGCAGCAGTTTCGCAACATCCACCGCCAGGGGGACCAGATCGGCGGCGAGGGGCGCGCCAAGGACGATCGGGTCATCGCCCTTGCGATCGCCACCGTGGCGTGGAACGACTGGCTGATGCTCGAGATGCAGGCCACGCATCGCACCTATGTCGCCGAGAATCGCCCCAAAGAGGCCGAAAAAGTCTTCACCCCGGTGGAGCGCTCGGTGATCAATTACTTGAACCGCGAAAAGATCAAGGTCCGCGGTGTCAATTGACACGCTCAGCCTGCCGGCGCTCAGGCTCAGGCTGCGCTCGGTGATTGCCGGCGCCTGCCACCTGCGCGGCCGCTTGCCGCCCGAGAACCCGCACAACTGTATTTTGCGCTTGAGCGACGTGGAGCGGTATATTGGCTTGACGCACCGCTGTGTGCTCGGGCCGTTTTGCGTCGATGCGCCACCGAAAGCCTGTCAGTTGGGCTGCGCGAGTGTCGATGTGTGCCGCGCCCGGCAGCGCTGCCGCAATATCACGCCCGAGATTCAGCGTAAGCTCTCGGAGTTCTTCATGAGTTGGGAGCGCGGCGATCTGCTCAAAGCAAACATCGGCGGCACCTGGCGCGTTCTGCCCGCGCGCGACGCGGCACTGGCGCAAATGGCTGCCCCGGCGCTCGAGAAAGCCCCTGCGCGCCGGATGTCGATCGATCTCACCCAATTGGGGCCGCGCCTCAAGGTGTGAACCGTGGCGCTGATCAAGGAATTCGAGTGCATCGAGCACGGTGTATTCGAGTCGAGTCACCCGATTTGCCCGAACTTCGGTTGCGAGTCCCGCTCGGTAGCCCAGGTGTTCATAACGCCGCCGCACATCGGCACGAGCTTCGTCAAGCGATTCGATGCCGGCATTCGCCGCAGTTCCGATTTGATGGGCGGGGCCAACTTTCGCAGCGCCAAGCCGGGCGAGGCGGCGTTCGGCGGCGATGTCGGCAAGAAGCTCGGCATGGAGGTGCTCTGGGGCCAGGACGTGCAGAAGTCGATGGGGCGCAATTTCGCGCAACTGACGCAGATCGCGCAGCAGCCATTGAGCGTGCCCGGCACGAACTTGAGGCTCGATAAAAACAACGGCATGCGCGACGCCGCGACCGATGTCGGGATCACCAAGCGGCGCCTGCCGCCGGCGTACGAGGTCACGGCGGCCAAGGCCGAGAAGGGCAGCGATGCCAAGGCCAAGGCGCTGTTGTGAAAATTCCCGCCGACATCATCGAGCGCAATCGCTTCTACGAGGATTTGGTGCGCCAGTGCACGGCGAGCCGCAGTGATCGGTTCAATTACTACCAGATTTTGAGGAACTATTACCTATTCGGCTCGGGCGATGCCAAGGGCGCGCCGTACAACAAGATCGGCTCGACCGTGGACACGCTGTCGAGCTTCATCTACTCGCCGGACACCGTGCGTTTCAGCCTCGCGTTGGGCACCGAGGCGCCCGAGGATGACGTGCACAAGGCGGTGGAACTCGCCAAGGAGGTCACCGAGCAGTGGCGCGTGTCAAAGACGCATATCCTGTTTGGCATCGCGCTGCGCTGGTCGTGCGTATTCGGCGCCGATCTTTTGAAAATACTCTGGACCGGCGGGCTCGTGCGCTCCTGGATGGTCGAGCCGCATCAGTTCGGCGTGCTGCGCGAGGATGTCATGGAACTCTCCGATCAGGAGGCCTTCACCCACCACTACACGATCACCCGCAGCCAGTTGCACAAATCCTTGGAGGGCAACCCGCGCCGAGAATCGATCATGGCGCGCGCCGGCAGGTTCAATACCGAGACGCTGCCCGACATGGCATCTGGGCTGTCGCGGCTTTTGATCGGCTCCCCGGTGGGCGGCGTTCCAGGCTCGATCGCGATCCCAGGCTCCATGTCCGGCATCGATGGCGGCATCGGCGGCGCCGGTCGCGGCCCGCAGTACGACTACGCGCCCAAAGTCGAGGCGCCGTTGGTCGACATGTGCGACCTGTACGTGTGGGACGACTCGATGGACGATTACATGGTGGTCACGCGCGCGGCCCCCGATGTGCTGATCTACGACAGGCCGAGCGAGATGATGGGGCATGTGAAGGGCATACCGCCCTTCGTCGTGGTGCGGCCCGAATTCAATCTGTACGATTATTTCTGGGGCGCCTCGTTCGTCGCGCGCTTGACCTGGCTGCAGGACTGGCGCACGGATCGCACCTTCCAGGTGAGGCGGCTCCTGGACAAACAGGTGGACCCGGCGATGTCGATCACCGGCGGAGTCGGCATTGCGGCGGAAAAACTCCAAGCGCTGCGCTCGGCCGGCGGCCAGGTGAGCTTTCCGACCCCGAATGCCAAGGTCGACACGCACGCGCCGCAAATGCCCGCCGACGTGTTCGCCGAGATGGTGCAGATCGATCAGATGTTCGATGACATCGCCGGCATCGGCCATGTGCTGCAAGGCAAGGGGGAGGCGGGCGTCAGGAGCCGCGGCCAGGCCGACTTGATGGCGCGCTTGGGCTCCTCTCGTCCGAAAGAACGCGCGATCGCCGCCGAGGAATCCGCCGAGGCGGCCGCGGGCCTGATCCTGCGCCTGGTGCAGGATCATTCGGAGCAGCGCTTCGTGGTGAAACTTGAAGGCCGCGAGGTGCCGTTCATCGCCGAGCAGTTCACCAAGGACTACGAAGTGAAGGTCGACGGGCACTCATCGAGCCCGATTTTCGTCGAGGACCGCAAGCACGATGCGATCACCTTGCTCGAGGCGCACGCCATCGACCGCGAGACGCTCTTGGACCTGTTCGATCCGCCAAACTTGCAAGATTTGAAGCAAAGGCTCAAAGTGCTCCAAGCGCAGGAACTTGAAGCGCGGAAAATGGAGATGCAAATGCAGGCGAGCGGAGGCAAACGCAAATGAGAACACCCTCAATGCAGAAAGGCCCCGGCCACGCCTACAAGCGCAACTTCAACCGCGCTCCTAAGGGCACCTTCAAGATTCGCATGGGCCGGCCCGCCAAGAGCCGCTCCAAGTCCGCACGAGGTTGATTCGACGGTATGGCTGCTCCGTTCAAAAGTGGCCGCTCTGACGAGGAGATGACAATGGCTCGACACAAGCGCCGACACAAGCGAAAGTAAGGAAAAAAGGGCGCTTGACCCGCCCTTCCCCATGGTCAACGAAACACAAGCCGGTCCCTTGCCGACCCCGCAGCGCGGGGGTGGTGGTGGACTGCGCCGCCGTAAATCCAAACGGCCGAGCAGGCGCACGTGAGCGTACCACCGGAGCTGCTCGCCAAGATGGGCGGCGGCATGCCTACCGGCGGCGCCCAAGGCGGTGCGCCGCCTACTAACATGCAGGGCGGCACGCAACCGGGCGCAACAGCGCCGCCGCAGTCGCCGTCCGCGGCGCCGATGTCAAAGCCGCAGGACAAGAAAGGCCTCAAAGCCGCGGCGCAGACCAACGTGCACATCGCGGTGAACATGCTCGAGGAGGCGCTGCCCGCGTTCGGCAGTGAAAGCCCCGAGGGCGGCAAGATTTTGGCCGCGCTCAAAACCCTGTCGAGCATGGTGGCGAAGCGCGACTCGAGCGATTTGGTGCCCGCGGAGATTCTACAGATGGTGCGCCGCATGCCGCAGATGGGCGGTGGCTCGGCGGCCCAGCAAGCGATCATGAAACAGATGGCTCAGGCGAAGCCTCAGCCGGTGCAAGCCGCGTAAGGAGATTGACGTGAACCGATTTTTGGAACCGAGCACTGCGGGACTTCGCAAGCCGACCGATCCGCAAAAGGCCAACGGGCAGGTCTTAAACCCGCCGCGCTTCGCCGAGCTGGGCGGCCTCGACAAGCCCTCGCGCATCGCGCACGACAACCCATTGACGATCAGCAAGCCCGGCGGCGGGAGAGGCTGATGCCATCGCTCGAGGATCTGTCCACCGACCAGTTGCTCGCCCGCGCGCGCGAGCTGGAGCAGTCGAACACGCTGTTTCACACGCTGGTGCAAAATCCCGAGACGCGCGAGACCGTGCAGCGCGCGATCAAGAAGCTGAACCCGAAGGTCTTGATCCCCGAAATCGACGCCACGGATCGCGTCATGGGCGCGCTCGCCGCCGAACGCGAGGAGCGCTTGAAACTCGAGCGCAGCATTCAGGAGCGCGACATCAAGGAGCGCCTGGAGAAGCAACGTGCACACGTCATGGCCGCATTCAAACTCTCGGAGGCGGACCTGGCCGAAGTCGAGAAGCTGATGATCAGGGAAGTCGATCCCATCCCGAGCTACAACGCCGCCGCCGAAGTGTTCAGCTCGATGCGCCGCTCGGCGACGCCGACCCCGGCGAGCTTTGCGCCGCCGACCTTTGAGATGCCGGCGAAGGAAGTCTGGGGCAAGGGCCTCGGCAACAAGGCGGCACTGGACAAAATCGCGCTGAACGAAGCGTTTGGCGCGTGGAACGATATTCTGCAAGGCAAGGTGGCCGGGGTGGGGCCTGCCGCGCGCTAGTTTTCACGCCCATGAATCGCGTTTGACCGGCGCGCATCGTGAGCACACTTTGAGGAGCGATTCAGATGCCGGTACTCGGAACAGGTGTGATCCCCAGCGGCGGGGTTGGAAGTCTCGGCGGGGAACTCCAATACGTGGTGCGCCGAGCCTTCGTGAAAAAGCTCGTCGTGCAGCTCTACAACATCTCGCCCCTGGCCGCCGCGCTGATCGCCAACAGCCAGCCCGCCTCCGGTGGCGTATCCTCGGTCACCGTCCCCGCGCAGGGCAGCCAGTTCGTGAACCTGCAGTGGGTCGGCTACGACGGCAGCTTCAACCAGCCGGCGGTGCAGCCGGCGGTCACGAATCTCGAATTCAACTTGAAGGGCGCGGTGATCCCGATCCCCTATCTTGGGTTCGAGGGCCTGATCCAGGACGCGCACGAGATCATCCCTTTGCTCGCCGCGCGCATGAACGACGCCGGCAACGTGTACTGCGATGGCGTCGCGACCGTGCTCTTGAACAACGTGTCGAACACCAGCCAGGTCATCGGCCTGCCGGCCGCGGTGGACGACGGCACCAATGCGACCTTCTACGGCAACCAGAGCCGCACCACCAATCCGTGGCTCAAAGCCAAGCGCTACGCCGCGGGAGCCGCGAATCCGACGCGCGCCATCGTCGCGCAGTACATCACCGGCACGCAAAAGAACGGCGGCGAGATGCCGACCTTCGGCATCATGGGGCCGGCGACCTGGCAGACGCTGCAGAACGACTATCTGCCGAACGAGTCCTACGTCATCACGCCCGAGAAGGGCTTCGATGATGAACCCTGGGGCGCGCGCTCGGCATTCCGCGCGTGCATGGTCTCGGGCGTGCCGATTTACTTGGACCCGTATGTTCCCGAGGGAACGATGTACCTGTTGAACACCGGGTATCTGGCGTTCTACATCCACGAGCGCGCCGCGTTCGCCTTCACCGGCTTCGAGTCCACGTTGAGCAACAACCAGATCGGCTATATTGGCGCCGTGCTGTCGTTGCTCGAGCTGGTGCTCGCAAAGCCCAAGTGCTGCACGGTGGTGACCGGCTTCTCGTATGTTTCAATTTGACGTGATGGAGTGATGTATGCCGTGGAATAAGATCTCCGGGGGCTCCAGCAATCAGCCTGGCGTGCCGATCGGCCTCGCGGCCGGCGAGGTATTCGTGCTGCCGCCGGGCCAGGGCTTGCAGGGCACGTACGGCGGCATCAGCTACCCGCAGCTCGGCACCAACAATCCGCTTTCGGGCCAGTATTTTGTCATGCTCGGCGAATACACCACCCTGCAGGTGTACGACGCCGGTCTGCAATACTGGCGCAACGCCTGCGTCGATCCTTACAGCCAGGCGAATCCTGTCTCCGCGGACGGCTACAACTATCGCGTCGCGAATTCCACCGGCTGTCCGATCGGCGCGCTGATCACCAATGCCGGCACCGGACTGACCAATGGCTGGTACGGCTACAACGCGCAGGGCGCGGCGATCACCATCCAGAACGGCCAGACGACCTTGGGCAACACCACGCTCACGGTTGCCGTGTCGGCCGGCGCTTCGCTGTGGAACATGATCGTCGGCGGGGCGATCAACACCACCATCGCGATCACCAACGCCGGCACGCTCTACACGCGCCCGCCGATCCTGGTGTTCTCCCCGCCGGTGAATCAGGGCCAGCAGCCCTACGCACTGCCGACCGCGACTTGCACGATTTCCGGCGGCCTGATCAATGCCGTGACCGTGACCAACCAGGGCGCGGGCTTGCTCGGCGCGCCCATCGTCACCGTCGTGCCCGCACCCGGCGATACCACGGGCGGGGGCGCGGTGCTCACCGTCAATGCGACTTTGGCGGGTTCTGGCACCCTCACCTTGATGTACCCGGCCTACTACGGCACGGCGGTGACCGCGGTTCCGACCTTCACCTTCACGCCGGCCTCGACCACGGCGGCGACCGCGGTGATGAACTTCACCGTGACGAGCTTCACGCAAGGCACGGCGGGCGTCGCCTATGTCGCCGCGGGCGGCTCATTTGGCGGCGGCTATGTGGCCGGCACCCCGGTGTACACCAATCCGATGTACGACAGGGGGCTCTCGATTCCGATCTATCCCACCGGCTTCACCGTGGCCGCGACCACGGGGCTGCCGTCGTTGGCGGCCACCGGCGCTTTCACCGGCGTGAACATCCAGGCGGTGCCGACCTTTAGCGCCTATTCATCGGGCGCCGCGCCCTCGACCGCCGCGGTGACCACGGTGAACGTCGGCGGTATTTCGGACGTGTTCACGCTGATGTCCTTCTGATTCTTGACCATTTCAGGAGATTGACCCATGAGTGCCAACGTGTACGTGACCAACAAGAACGACTTCGTGCACCAGGACCGCTACGATTCCGTCGACTACGTGTTTCCGCCGGGTGAGCCGGTGGTGGTGCCCCTCGATGCGGCGACGCATATGTTCGGCATGGGACTCGCGGATAAATCCGAGATCCTGCTGCGCCTCGGCTGGGCGACGCGCTACGATCCTAAGACCAAGAACTTGGCCGAGGATCCCGATGGCGTCGAGAAGCTCAAGCGCTTCGTGTTCGAGGAAGCCGTGATGGTGCGCGCCTCGCAGCGCCAGAGCGAGCACGCCGTTGATCCCGAGCTCGCCGCGCTTGCGTGACCACGCTCAACACCTACGAGTTCCAAGTCGCGGACCTGCTGCATGACCCGAATCATGATCGCTGGTCACTCACGCAGCTCGATAATTACATCAACGAGGCGCGCCGGCAGATCGTCATGGACACCGGGTGTCTGCGCAGCCTGCAGCAAAGCTTCCTCACCCAGGGCCAGGAGCAATACCAGTTCGGCCAGGTCACGGGCGGCGTTGTGCTCACGGGTGGTGCGGGCTATACGGGTCCGTCAGTCGCGTTCTCGGGAGGCGGGGGCACTGGTGTAGCCGCTACCCTTGCCGCTTCGGGTGGTGCGGTCAACACGATCTCGTTTGCTGCTTTCGGCAGCGGCTACTCCAGTGTCCCTGCGAACCTCGTCACCGACTCAGGTCCCGGCAGCGGCGCGGTGTTGAGTTTCGGCATCATCAACGTCAACACGTATGATGTACTAGGCGTGCATCTCATCTGGGGCACCGAGCGCTACACGCTGCAATGGATGGCGTTTCGGCAGTTCTCGGCGTGGTTTCGCCCGTACACCGCGGCTTCCTATCAGCGCCAGTCCGTGTGCTGGACGACGTACGGGGATAACAGCTTGTTCGTCGGGCCGACGCCGGATCAAAGCTACGCGGTGGAATTCGACACCGTGATCCTGCCGACACCCTACGCGGTCGGGGATTACGTCACGGTCGACCCGATACCGATCATGACGCAGGACCCGATCAAGTTTTATGCCGCGTATCTCGCCAAGAATAACGCACAGAGCTATGGCGAGGCGCAAGGATTTCGCGACCAGTACGCGACGCGCATGAAGGAAGTGACTTCCGTCTACACCGGGCGCATCCCGGACATCTACCAGGGCTGACGTGCCGCCGCGCGCAGGATCGATGAACACCGGCGGGGCGAACCCGGAGTTCGTGCTGCGCAGCTTCCAAGGCATGAACTTGATCGATGGCCGCGAGGCGATCGGCGATGAGGAATTCTATTGGTGCGAGAACGCGATCCCCTCGGGGTCCGCGGCGCTCTACCCGGTCAACGGCCCCTCGCCTTATTTGGTTGACATGGGGGTTGCCGAGACCGGGCCGCCCTCCTATGTGATGAATTTTTCAGAGTCCAACGTCGATCACATGCTCGCCGTGTGGAAGAACAGCGGCAACGGCTGGATCGTGAACTTAAGCACCTTCGCGGTGCTCAAGATCATCACCGGCTTGACCTCCGGTGCGACCTTCGCCACGCAATGGTCCAATTTGGGCGTGCTCATCATCGATCCCACCGGCTACTGGGATTGGAACGTCACGGCGCCGAATACCTTGACGGCGCAGAACAACGCGGCTGCGGACCTGACGTTAAGCTCCGCGAGCACCATCGCAGGGGGCACCTCGCTTAGGCAGATCGTGGTCACGGCGGGCGGCAGCGGCGGGAGTTTCCAGACCGTGTACGGCGTGAACTCCGTCACCTTGACCACGGCGGGGAGCGGCTATGCGGTCGGCGACACGCTGCTGCTGACCGACAACAACCCCACGAGTGCGGCCTCCATCGTCGTCGACACCATCGGCGCCTTGGGTGCGATTGCGACCTTCACCCTGACCGCAGCCGGCAGCTACCCAGGTCCCACGTCCACGACTCCCGCCGCCACGGGTCCCACGGGCAGTGTCATCGGCGGCGCGACCGCGGGCACAGGCGCCGTGTTCGCCGTGGTGATGGAAGCCATAAGCTCCAACATCTTAACGCGCGGCACCGGCTACAGCACCGGCGATAGCGTCACCGATGAATTCCTGCGCAGCTCCGTGTGGTCGGCGCTCGACAGCTTCACGATCACATCCTCCGGTGTGATCGGCGGCACCGGCATCGCCACCTATGCGGGGCGCGTGTGGATTGCTTCGGGCCGCACGGTCTACTTCACCGATGTCGACAGTTACAACTCATTCGGCGGCGCCGGTGGTTTTTTCACAATCACCGACTCCTACCTGCACAACAACATCACTGTGCTTTATGCGGCGAACAACTATTTGTACATCTTCGGCGACACCTCGATCGATGCGCTCTCGAATGTGACCGTGACAGCGGGCGTTACCAGCTTCTCGCGCATCAACGTCACGGCGAGCGTCGGCACCAGCAGCCCGACCTCGGTGTTCGCCTATTACCGCTCGATCATGTTCTTCCACGCCTCGGGCTTCTACTTGCTCGCCGGCGCGACGCCGGAGCGCATCAGCGAGAAAATCACCAGCCTCATCGGCCAGATCACCGCCGCCACCCCGGTGTTCGGCTGCCAGGTGCAGGTGCGTACCGAGCTGTGCGCGGCGTTTCTGTTCACGTTCACCGATACCTTCGTCACCAACACCACGCGCACGCTCATGGCGCTGTTCTTCCGCAACCGCTGGTGGGTGGCGGGCGGGAATAACTTCGCCGCCATGACGTCCCTGCCCGTGGCCGGCGTCGAGACCGCCTACGCCTGGGCGGGGAATGCCATGTATCAGCAGTTCTTCATGGCCGGCGCGCTTGCCGCATGGATCTTGAAAACCAAACTCTGGGACGGCGGCTCGCCGTTGCGCGAGAAGCAGTCGATCAACGCGGCGATCGCGGGCCTGTTGGGAACCCCGAGCGCCGCCGGCATCGTGCTCACCGTGGATACCGAACTCGCATCATCCGGCGGCTACAGCATGCCGATCGAGCAGACACCGCCAAGCTATGACCTGTCGGTGGCGCAGGCGAATGAGGGCGGCACGCAGTATCTGGGCCTCACCGCGACCGGCAGCACTGACCTCACGCGCATCGACATGCTCGCTTTGCGTGGCAAGACCGAGCGGGACTTCATGCAATGAACATCGATTTGGCGTCCACCTTCGAGTTCGGCAACGTGCCGGCGCTGCGCGACTTCCTCCTGGTGCACCGCTTCGTGCACGACGCCACGGCGAACGCGCTCAGCGCCAAATACCATGTCGTGGCCTCGACATTTGGCATTTCCGGCGAATCGGCCGAGAATGAGTGGGCGGCCCTGATGCGCAGTCAGCAGCGAGGCCAGCCGGTGCCGGCGGGCTTGCAGGTGTGGCTCGAGCTGCACGCGCAGATGCACATCAACACGTATGCACTTCTCGGCCAAAATCCAACCACGGCGCCGGATCTGTCCGTGGTTGACTTTTCCTCACCCGAGCAGTTCTATGATTGGCTCTATGTCCATCAGCAGATGCACGACTTCGAGCAATCCTCACTGGGGCTGACATGATCGAGTACGGCCAAGAGCACTATTCGCAGGAGCTGATCGAGGAATTAAAGCCGTTGCTCGCCAAGAATTGGACGGCGAGCGAAAGCAAGAAAGACGGCAGGGAGCTTAATCCCGACTTCGACAAGTACCGCCAGCTCGACGCGATGGGCTTGGTGCTGTGCCTCACCGCGCGCCAGTTCGGCACGCTCATCGGCTATTGCGTGTATTTCATCG